ATCTGCGGGAGACTATAAGATAGCACCTTTAGAGCTTGGCAGGCATGCAGGTTTCCCGCGTTGATGTTCGTTTGCCAGCTATCTACCTGCGCCCCAGTGTGATGAAAATCTGATATTGCAAAAAACACAATGCTGTCGGCTTTCAGCACCGCCTTAACCTTTTCCGCCACCGCCAGCGCCTCTGTTTTGACGTAGCTCGGAATATCTGCGTGGTTGATTTTGTCGACACTTACTCCGCTCAGCAGCTCTGCCATAGCATCGATTTTAGTCCCGTCCGGAACTGCTACATTGTTATCAGTTAGATAAGTCTTCAAAGTGCTTTTTGCGCCATTTATGCGCTCAAGGTTTGAGCTTATACTCATATGCAAGCGCCTCCTTAAATCGCTGCAAGAGCTGTTTCAATCGCGTTAGTGAGTGATACTGTGCCGCCCGAGGTTTTGCCTGCGGGTATGGTGTAACTGGTCGTCGTCAAGCCGTCTATCGTCCCTGTCAGAGTACCGTTGTCCGCCATAGCACCCTCAACGACCGAGCCATCGGCGGCGACTATTTTCTTCCCTTCCACGACATCTTCGGCGGCAGCGGTTACGCCGCTAACATCCTGATATTTGGCGGGGATAGCTGCCACAGAGACCTTGCCGAGCACCTTGCCCGCCGTCGGGGTGATATCCTGCGCCGCTTTAGCAGGTGTGGCTGCCTTGTTTTCGAGCACTATGCTCACTGCACCTTTGCCGTTATGTATGCCATCAGGGACAGTGTAAGACTGGTTGTCCTTAGTGGCGTCGAGAACCTTTGACACAGCACCGTTATCGGTTAAAGTACCCGTAGCAGTTGTGCCGTCCGACTTAATAAATACCTTATTGGCACGGACATCGCCCTCTTCGGTGGTTGTTGCGCTAACATCCTGATAGTTTTCGGGGATTGCGCCGACTGTAACTGCCGATAAGCCGTAGTAACCTTGATCGGGAGATATGGACTGTTGCTCTTTGGTCGGCGTTACGGATTTTGTCTGCAAGTTGTAATTGCCGCCGCCTGAGACACCTTTAACTGTACCGCTGCCGTTGTGATATCCGGCGGGGATAGTATAGCTCTCGCCCTCTTTGACGCTCGCGTCAACCGCACCCTGATTCTTGATAGCGGCGGCTTTAGTTGCGAGTTCGTCAAGCTTGTCCGTGCTTGTGGCAAGCCCCAACCCGACAAGCCATGTCCTTATCTTATTTCTCGCGGTTTGCAGTCTGGTAATTTCTGTCTGTGTGCTCATATATTAGCCTCCTTAGATTGTCGCTAAAAGCGCATTGATATTTCCAACGGCTGTGTAGACTGCTCCTGATGTTATCGGCTTAGTATTGTCTTGCTCGGCAGAAGTCGCGGTATCGACGGACAGCTTGCCGTTTTCCACCTTTAAACCGTCACCGATAGCATAACCTCCTGCGCCGCCACCACCGCCTAAAACCTCGCCGTCATAGGTCGGCTTGCCATCAGTTTCCGCGAACTTATCAAGCACGGATTTGTTATCATGGCTGTGCCGTGCGGCGGTGTTAAGCGCGATTTCGGCGGCAAGGCTGTGACTCAGACGTTCCGTGCCGTCCGGGATAGACACTTTGGCAGTGCCTGTTATCATAGGCGCATAGCCGATTATCTCGCCGTCCGCAAAAGCGACAAGCTGCGCCGCCATGTTGCCGGGCTCGGGCACGATATCGCTTGTGATTTTGACCGTCACATAGCCGTCCGTAGGAGTCAACAGCTCGGTTTGCAAATGCTCGCCGACTGTCGACTCAAAGTAGACACGATAGCTGTCTGCGCCCTCAAGCTCTGCCGGGATAGGCAGAGCGAGCAAGGTAAAGTTATTTTCGGCGCGATATCCAACGTCATACCCGCGAGGGCGGGCATAATCAACCGTTATCGTTCTTGTCTGCATCTTTTCCCACCTCCCCATTCTCGCCCTCCACGGGCGTTTTTTCGAGCTCTGAGAGCATATCGGACAACAGTTCGATTTTGCCGCAAACCTTGGCAAGCTCGACTTTATTGACCTCTATCTGCTGTATCAGCTGTGCGTTGTGTTTCTGCAAGGCTTCGCCCTGCGCCTTGATATCTGCAATTTTCTGTTCGATTTCTGCTTTTGTCATGTCGTCCTCCTTATGATGCGAAAGCGAGTTTTTTCGAGCCTGTTGTATCTGACCAGAATGTTATACCGCCTTGCGTAAATGTAAGACGATAAGCGTTGCCGCTTGTGTCCATAAGTCGAACCTCGGCTCTGTCGCTTTTTGCGGCGAACAAATCCGCACGAACGTAATTATTTCCGGCTGACGTAGTATCTTGAACTCTAACCGTAAATGCCGGAGAGCCTGCCACGACCGAAGCCCCGAAGCTCGTAATGAACTTGTTTTCCCCGTTGTAACCGGTTGCTCGGTACGCGAGATATTCGCCCGGAGATGTTGTGTAGCCGTATTCGTTGACGTGTAGTGCTCGCCTGATTCGCGTTGTATCTTTTTCCACAAGCATATAGTCAGTGTCCCAGTTGTTCGTCAAACCGCCGACGGCAGGCATCGCCGCGGAAGCGTTCGCGGTTGACGTGCCAAACCTAAAGCCTTTCGAGGACTGCTCGCCGAGCGTAAACTCAGGCGCGGCTATAGTCGCATACCAGTCGCCGCCGAGTGCGGTTTTAAACAGCATCGAGCTGCCAAACGACAGATATTTATATCCTGTTCCGGTCCCCGTGCCTGCGCCTTGATATAGGTCAAGCACGCCGCCGGACAGGTCGGCTTTATAGCCGTCATTGTTTAAGATTGACAGTGTACCGCCGTCAAGGTTTATATCGCCGCCAGTGATGTTGATATCAGAGGCTTCGATGTGTCCGGATTCGAGGTTAAAAGAAAATTCGCCGTTTGTGGACTGCATTATGCCGGCGCGGATGATGTTCGCGTTTAGAATGCCCGTGTCGATAAAGTCAGCGACAATGTGACCGTCCTGCGTGACTGCTGTCCTGTATGGTCCGGAGTAGCCACTGGACGAGTGGCCGTAGCCGGAAAGGTTAGCCCGCCATATGTTTTTGGCGGTCGAGATGTCCGGCGTGTCCATGATTAAAATTTCCTGCGGATTCTGCGGCGGATTTAGTCGGACATGTCCGCCGCTGTTCCCGGTGATGGCCGCCGTTGCGTCGGCTATCGCCTTTTCGTATGCCGCCGTCAAGTCTGACTTCGTCGCGACGAGCTGACCGCGCAGGTCTTTAGTCTCGTTGACCGTCTGCTTTATGACGTCGGCAAAATTCGCGCGCGGTGAGCCGAGGTCAATTGATGTGTACCGCTCGCGCAGGACATCATAGACAGTTTTAATTACCTTTGCTTTGATATTGATGTTGAGGTCTTTGTGATAGATCTGCACTGTGTCGCAAAGGCTGACAGACTCGAGCGCGGAAAAACTCGCGTATTCCGGCGATTGCGACAAGTCCACAAATGACACGGTCATCGACACGGTCGGCGAGTTGATATCATTTGCCGCCGCGTATGCCGCCACCGCCGAGTCAAGCCCGCTCTGCGTGATTTTGCTATTGCCGCCCGAAAAATCGGACGAAAAATCGCGTATCAGCGTTTTTGCATTGATGCCGCTTGAGTTGGTCACTGCCTTATAGCTGTGCAAGTCGACATTGTCGTTTTTGACATAGCCATATATGCCGGTGTATGCGCTATCCATGTCGATATCGCACTTTAACTCCGTCATGTTGCGACCGTATGCAATTCTGACCCCGCGATCTTTGCCGCGCGCCTTGTGCAGCTTTATCGTGTGATTGTCAAACTCGTACTCGCCGCCGTAGACGTCAAGGACGGAGCCGGACACTCCGCCGAGCGCAGCGCGCGCCGAAACATTGGTCAGTGCGATTGACGACGACAGAGTGATATCGGTCGTCGCCACGGAAAAGCCTGTGTCCTTGCCGAGCTGATTCTTTGCGGTGGTCAATATGGCGTTGATAGCGACCTGCGCGTTGCCGGATGCCGAAACGGTCGGCACCGGATAACCGGAAAGTGCGTAGCTGATGTGCTCGCAGCTAACGGTAAACATGCCGTTGATAGGCTTTGACACTTTTCGGATGTGGAAAAACTGATTTGCGGCGGAAGCGTTTGGCTTTGCCTTGACATATCGGTCAATGACAAGGTCGGCGGCATACCGGCCGAGCATCGGATATTGAAATTCCAGCTCGAAAACGCCGTTGCGCTCCTCCGTGCATTGGCAGTCGCTCGCCTCGGCAAGCCAGCCGATTTTTGTTTTTGCGTCCGGCTTATAAAGTATCGGTATCATAAGCGCCTCCAGTGCGGCACGATCTCGACCTTGGTCACGGTTCCGCCGCTCCAGCTTATAGCATTTCCCCCGGGTGACAGCACCGGAAAGCTGTCAAAGTTGGCTCTGTCTGACTTCCCGGTCGCGCCGGTATAGACCAGCTGCAAGGCACTGTCGCACTCGATATAGCTGCCGATGTTTAAAAACGGAAAAGACTGACCGCCAATCGAAAGCGTGATGTTTCCACTGCCGTATATCTTGATATATGGCAGCGCGGAATACGCCGTCGGATTGGTGATTTTTCCCGCCGCCGTCAGCGTCGTTTTGGCGTCGCCGGAGGTCAGAAAGCGGAACGGCTTGCAGCTGAATACCAGCTTCGCCGTGCCGAAATTTCGGATCTGCTCGTCCCAGTCCTGCCCGCTCGTGCAGATTGCCATGCGGTAACTGCTCGCGTCGGAACTGTCCGCCAGTTTGGCATATGCCGCACTGCCGAAAAGCCAGTCTGCGACAGCGTCACGGTTTGCCGCGATATCTTTGCAACCGACGGTGTAGGTGATTTCGACATTCTCAAGGTCGTCGATGCTCGAATCGATTATCAAAAGCCCGGCGCGGCCGGGAATCTTTTGCAGATCATACGGTCGCGCCGGTGTTTTGTTGATTGTTGCCCCCTGCACCACAAGGCCGAGGTCGCTCGATTTTTTGGAATTGAAAGTGAAAGTTTTAGGCATATGCCCGCTCCTTTCTGCGCATCTCGTCGTAGATTTCCTCGGCGATGCGCGAAGCGAGAGCCCTCACATCGCCCCCGCCGTCTGCGGCGTTTATGGTGACATTAAAGTTATAGACTTTATTGCCGCCGCTGACTGCCGCCTGCGCTCGGCGCGCCGTGAAATTCCCTGTCGCGTTGATGTCGACATCCATCGGTATGGAGTCGGTCATTCTCTTCGCGACATCGCGCATCGTGGTTTCAAATCCAACACCAACGCCGAGAGCCATGTTTTTACCGATCTGGTCGCGGAAAACGGTCGACGGTGAGTGTATGCCAAGCACCGATTTCATCGCTTCCGTGACGGCAGAACCGAGAGACTTGATTTTTCGGATAAGCCAGTCTTTCATGTTCTTGATACCGTTCCACAAGCCTTCAAGCAAATTTTTTCCAAGTCCGGCAAAAACGGTTGACGGTGAGTGTATGCCGAAAAAGTTTCTGAATCCATCAAGTATTGCTTTGCAGACTTTGACGATTGCGTCCACGACAAGACCCTTGTTGTCCCACAGTCCTTTGACGATGCCGCCGATCAGCTGAAATGCAGCCGGAACAAGACGCGGAGCATTTGCGATAAGCCCGGTCGATATTTCTATCACCAGTCTGACCGCCGAGTTGAGAATTTTGGAAAGATTATCATCCTGTAGCAGTGCATTGACAAGCGAGTCGACGAGCGTAAACGCCGCGTCTATCACTTTGTCGATGTTATCCGCAAGCGCGCCGACGAGCACGACAATAAGCGTGACCGCCGCCTGCATGATAGGATTTAAATTCGCGACGATACCGTCGACAAGAGTAAAGACGACGTCAACCGCGCCGGAGAGTATCGGCGCGAGGTTGGAGACGAGGCCGTCGAGCAGAGAGTTGACCATCTGCGCGCCTGCGTTAAGCAGTGACGGCGTTTGCTCCAAAATCGCATTGGTAACATTCTGCACGACCGGAGCGGCGTTTCTAACGACCGCCTTAACCGAGTTTAAGAGATTCATAATCATCGGTTTGAGGTCGGCTTCGCTGTTGCCGAGGTTTTCTTTCAACGTTTGAAGCGCCGACTTCGCCATGCCGATAGATCCGGTCAGTGTGCTTTCCGCTTCACGCGCAAAATTGCCTGCATACTGCTCCGTTTTTTCAAAAAACATCTGCATCGCAAGCTCGGCTTTTTCGGCGTTCGACGCCTTATTCCAGACAAAGTTGATTCCTTTTCCGGCGGCGTAAGCTTCGAGCGTCGTCGCATTCATCGCGACACCGAGGTTGTCCATCATCGTGAAGTTGCCTTTTGCAGCTCCGGCGATAGACTCAAGCGCCTGCGATGTATCGATACCCATGACGGACGCGACATCGGTCGCGCGCTGCATAGCCTTTGTGGTCAGCTCAAGGCTTCTCTGCTGCGACAAGCCGGAGCCTTGAAACAGCGAGCCCATTTTGTTCGCTGTCGCGAGGTATTCGCTCTGAGCAACGCCCATGTTCTTATAGGCACTTTTACTCTTTTCAACGACCGCATCGGCATAGCTGCCAAAAACAGCCGCCGAGCCGCCGAGGTTCTGCTCGAGCTCGCCAAAAGCGGAAACTGATTCTTTGACAAAATCAACAAAGCCTTTGGCTATGCTTTTACAAGCGGACGCGATACCTTTCAGACCGTTGACAATAATGTCACTTATGACGTGAGCCTTGATAAGGTCGCCGAACTTGATGCTTTTCTTTCCGGCTTCTTCGAGGCTGTCTCCGGCTTCGTCTGCGCCTTTTCGGAAATAGGTAAAGCGCTCTTTCGCGTCGTTCAGCTTATTCCTAAGCTTATCAAAAACATTGATTTTTTCTTTGAAAGTTTCAAGCTTGTCATGCACGTTTTTCAGCGACGCGCCGAACTTCTCAATCGCAGTCTCAGGCTTCTTTTCCTTGACCTTTTCAAGCTCTTCTTTCGTCTCGTTCAGCTTGGCGTTCGTTTTGGCAAGCTCGGCTTCGGCGTTATTAAGCTTCAGAGTCCAGCTTCTTACCTGTTCCGAGCCGTCGCCGAATTTTTCGTTTGCTTTTTGCAAGGCGGTTTTGATAAGCTCGATTTTTTCCTGCTGCTTTTCCGCAGACTCGGACAGTGTTTTTCCCTGCGCCGTCCACAGCGCCATTTGATCTTTGTTCTCAAGAAAAACGGCACTGTTTTTCTTCATGTTGCTATTCAGTATCGACAGGCTGTCATCTATTTTTAATACAGCTTCCTTGAAATTGGTCTCATCCGCGCTGTCAAGGGTTTCTCTCATCTCATTAAGCGACGCGCTTGTTTTAGCCAAATCACCCTGTGCATAGTTGAGGTCTGTTCTCCATTTTCTGACGGCATCGGAATTTTCTCCATACTGCTTCGTTGCATCTTCAAGAGCTTTTTGAATAATGGCGACCTTATTTCGCTGTTCGTCCATCGTTCGACTCAAGGTCGAATATTGAGAAGTGCAATAGCCAAGCTGATCTTTGTTCAGTGCAAATTCCTGTGTGTTTTTTTTGGCTTCAGAACGCAAAAGCCGCATGGTGTTGTTTATGTTTTTAATTGCCTTATTAAAATCGGCTTCGCCATCGAGTGTAATCTTCGATCCGATTCTGTTTTTGCTACTCATCATCCACCTCCCCCTTTTTGGTCAAACCATGCCAGATGCAATAATTTTCATACAGGCTCGTGACTTGCCGCAAGGTCAGCCGCCAAGCCTGCGCAAAAGGAAAGCCGAGTAATACCGTCGCTCTGAAAATCCAGAGGTCAACATCTACGATTACTCGGCCTGGCTGTTTTTTGCTTCTTCGAGCCCTGCCGCTTCTGCCACGGCATCGACGGCGGCGTTCAGCTCATCGTCCTCCGGCAGCTCCTCGGCGGTCGGAAGCGACACGCCGAAGGTCTGCATCAGCACGTCGGTGTACTCGCTGATGTTTCCTATGTCGATTTTTCTGCCGATATAGCTCTCGGTGACATGCTCAAGCTTGACATCGTGGTCGTCGTTGTAAGCATCGACCGCGTCGTTGATAAGCACGGCAAGGATCCACTTAAGTTGTTTGACCTCACTCGACGCTCCAATGACATTCTCAAGCTCGCCATACCTCTCCTGCAGCTGTTCGATACAGTTCAGTGTTAGAGCGACATTATATGTCTTTCCGCCAATAGTCAGCGGAACCCGTCTTTCTTTTGTTTCGCAAATAATAGCGTTCATAACAGACGCGCGGGCGAGTTTCCCCGCCCGCTCCTCCTTTTTGGTTTATGTGTCGGAGACCGTGATCCCGAACTTGGTCTTAAGTGCGGCAATCGCCTCGGCAGCGGTGGTGTAATAGGTCTTGGTACGCCATGCCCCGGACTTGTCCGCTATTGCCTTGCCCTCGAGCGACGAGGTATTAAAGGTGATGTTGTCGCCTTTGGTGGTGTGTGTCTCGCTCGGAAGCGAGAATTTGACCTTGTGGACAACATAAGTCAGATACTTTCTGACGCCGTCCACGACCTCGACGGAAACAAAGCCGTAGCCGCCGTATACCGGCGCGTCGCTCGCTTTTGAGGTCAGCACGGTAGGCTTCGGTGTGCCCGTGCCGGTGCCCTCGGTCTTCGTCTCGCCGAACATGCTCACAAAAACTTCAACCGGAATCGTTGATGTCTCAAGAGTGATGTCGGCATCTTTGAATTCTGTTTCATACTCCGCCAGCGCGTCGTCGGCATAGAGAGAGCCTTCGACCTTGTTCGGTTTGACTTCGGTCTTGACCATCTTGCCGACAAAAGCACCGTTTTCGTAGGTTATCGCCGAGTCAGTCTCTGACTTTATCGGCGCAAAAACAGGCAGAGATGCTTTAAACTGTGCCATTTTTTAATCGTCCTCCTCGTCATTGACTACGCCCTCAATCTCGGCATCAACCGCGATTTGGACATAGTTCTTTTCTTCATCGTACAACTCCGCAGTCGACGTGACCGTAAAGCCCGCCGCGCGGAGCCGTTTTCTGATTTGCTTTTTGTATTTCTGCGGATTGTTCCGCGTCCACAGCGACACGCGCACATATGTGCCGTCATATATCGGCTCATCGTCCGCCCAAAACTCCGGCCGCTCGTCGAGATAGGAAAAAGTGATATATTCCTCATCGTCGCCGGAATAAAAATTCGGATATATTTTCATTCCCATGTCGCCGAGTGCGGACATTATCAGCTGATTCACATTCATCCTTCAACCCCCGTTTCACGCCGAAACACTTCCGCCATTGCTGCCTCACACTCGGCGCGGCAGTCGTTAACAGCTTTTGTCAATATCGGCGTCGGTGCCTGATCCTTTGTACCGTACTCCAAGTGCGCCAAAATTTCCATATTGCGGACAGGTGTCTTTCGCTTTTTAACCTTGCCGTGCTTGTCGATGTATTTTTTTGACATCCCGGTCGGTCTGACTGTCGCGAGATATGTTCCGTTCTTGGCTTTCTTCGCGCGTGTGCGCTTGACGCTGTTGACCATCGTGCCAGTTCGCCGATGTCCGGCAAGTGCCGATTTTATGTTTTTCTCTAAAATCGGAGTTGCCGCGTCTATCATCTGTGGCGCATACTTTTCAACTTCCGCCAGCTTGCCAAGGCTTCGCAAAAAGGCAGGGTCGATTTCAAAATCAAACTTTCCCATTCAGTCCACCTTCATGTCGGAGCAGTGCAGCTCCGTCAGACCGTCGAGACGGTCATAGACGCGCGTTATCTGCAGTTTCGTTTCGCCGTCGTAGACAAATTTGCTACGGCGGTCAAAAGACCGCGAGCGCACGACGTAGACCCGCTCGACTTTCATTCCGGCTTGCGCCGCTTCATAAAACTCGCTCGACTTCGACGACTCCGCGTGCGCCCACAGCGGCAGG